ACATGCAAGTGCTTTTTCCTGCGTTGTACGGCAGACAGGCCAAGCCCGAGGTGTCACGCCGATACATGGATCAAGACCCTGTAGGACGGTTGGCCTCCACCATGCTCGAGCGTGTCATGGAGTACGAGACCACCCAATTCGGTGACTTTGATGCGGCGATGAGTGGTGCGGTGCAGGACAGGTTATTGCCTGGCCGCGGTACTGCTTGGATTCGCTACGAGCCTGTCATTGTCAACGAGCGCCCCGAGGTTGAGGGGCAGATGGAAGAGACTGACGAATCGCAGGTCTATGACACCGTTGAAGACCCAACAGAGCGTATTGATTCTGCCCACAGCCCCATTGATTACGTTTATTGGTCAGACTTCTTGCATTCACCAGCTCGGACATGGGACGAGGTTTGGTGGGTAGCTCGGGCGGTCTACATGACCAAGGAAGAGGGCGTAGAGCGCTTTGGTGACATATTTAACAACGTCAGCCTGACCAGCTCAAACACTGACATGGACGGCAAGAATCCCTTGACCGCCAAGATGACCTACGACAAAAAGGCGATGGTCTATGAGATTTGGAACAAGCGCACCGGTAAGGTTTGTTGGATTGCCAAAGGTTATCCACAGGCATTAGACGAAAGGGACGACCCGCTAGAACTAGAAGAGTTCTTCCCATGCCCCAAGCCGTTGATGGCAACCACCACCACCGGCACGATGATCCCTGTACCCGACTACTGTGAGTACGAGGATCAGGCGCAAGAGCTAGACAACTTAACGCAGCGCATCTACCTGTTGACCAAAGCCTGTAAAGCGGTCGGCGTGTTTAATGCCGAGTTCAAAGAGCTGGCGCGGATGTTTAGCGAGGGCGTAGACAACAAGTTATTCCCTGTGACAGGTTGGGCGGCAATGTCGGAAAAAGGCGGCTTAAAGGGCGCTATCGACATGATGGACACCTCGCAAATCATCATCACATTGCGAGAGCTTTACGCCGCCCGAGAGCAGGTCAAGCAGTCAATTTACGAGATCATGGGTATATCGGACATCCTGCGTGGATCGTCCAAAGCCCAAGAAACCCTTGGTGCTCAACAGCTAAAAGCCAACTTTGGCAGCTTGCGGTTAAAAAGCAGTCAAGGCGATGTGGCTAAGTTTGCAACCGACATTTTCAAGCTCAAAGCGCAGGTTATCTGTAAGTTTTACCCGCCCGAGCTGATTGTTGAAATGTCAGGCGTAATGAACACGCCGGATGGTCAAGACCCGCAGATGTTGCAGGCGGCGTTGCAGATGTTGTCCAACAGCACCATCCGCGACTTCCATATTGCGGTTGAGGCTGACAGCTTGGCTCAGATTGACGAGCAGGCCGAGAAGCAGGGCGCACAAGAGGCTATCCAAGCTATTGGCTTATTCTTGCGTGAAGCAATCCCCATGATTGCTCAAGCGCCCGAGACGCTGCCAATGGCCTCCGAGATGCTGTTGTTCTTGGTGCGCCGATTCAGAGCCGGTCGGGGATTGGAGAGCGCGGTTGAAAGGGCAATGAAAGCTCTGCAAGACAAGGCAGATGGCTAAACAGCAACCACCAAGCCCACCGCCCGAGATGCTCCAGATGCAAGCTGAACAGCAGGCAGAGCAGATGCGGATGCAGGCGCAGGCGCAGACTGAGCAAATGAAGATGCAAGCGCAGGCTCAGATTGAGCAAGGCAAGGCACAGCTTGAGATGCAGATGCAACAGGCTAAAGTGCAAGCGGAAATGCAATTAGCGCAAATGAAAGCCGAGTTTGAAGCGGCTAAACAAAACAACGAAATGCAAATCAAAGCCAGAGAAATGGCGGGGAGAGAAGAATATGAGCGATGGAAAGCAGAACTGGATGCAGCGACTAAAGTCCTTGTGGCTCAGATTGGCGCAAAAGCTGGACTCGATCAGGCTGCGTTGAGCGCACAGATGGCGGCATCCGAGGAAGTTGACAACACTTTGGGTGACGGCATGAGCGAGGCAATTAACAGGCTGGCAGATATGCACGGTCAAACGCTAGGGCAGATCACAGGCGTAATGCAAGCGATCTCAGCGCCCAAGCGCATTATTCGTGGGCCAGACGGTCGGGCGGCAGGTGTTGAGATTGCCACATGAGTTTGGTATTAGCCGATAGGGTCAGAGAGACCACAACATCAACCGGCACAGGCACGATTAACCTTGAGGGCGCTGTACAGGGCTTTCAGCGGTTTTCTGTGCTTGGCAATGGCAACACCACCTATTACACAATCCAAGGCACGATCCAGTGGGAAGTTGGGATTGGCACATACAACGCCAATACCCTGACTCGAGACACGGTGCTGGATTCGTCCAGTGCTGGTGCTTTGGTGAACTTTAGCGGCGGGACAAAAGACGTATTTGTCACTTTACCTGCTGAAAAGACAATAACCTCAATCACATCTACTGATGGCAGTGTCGGCGTATCGCAAACCGGCAGTATTGTGGACTTATCGGTGGCGGTCGCAGGCGCAACCACAAACGTCATTTGCTTGGTCAGGAACAACTCAGGCGCAACCTTAACCAAAGGCACGGCGGTCTACATTAACGGCGCTATTGGGCAAAACCCTACGGTCACCAAGGCATTGGCAACCAGCGATGCCACCTCTGCCCAGACATTAGGTTTGATGACCGAGGATTTGGCAAACAACTCTAACGGCTATGTGACCATCATCGGTCTGATTACCGACATGGATACGTCCATGTTTAGCGATGGTCAGCAGTTGTATTTGAGTGCTACAACGCCTGGCGGCTTGACGGCAACCAAGCAATACGCGCCGAATCACTTGGTTTATGTGGCCGTGGTTGAACACGCTCACCCAGTACACGGCAAATTGTTTGTCAAAGTACAAAACGGCTATGAGATGGACGAGCTACACAACGTGTCGGCTCAGTCACCAAACAACGGCGATATTCTTGTTTACAACTCAAGCACACAATTGTGGGAAACCGCAGCTCAATCCGGTGGCGGCACAGTTACATCGGTCAGCGGCACAGGCACGGTTAGCGGATTAACCTTATCTGGCACGGTAACCAACAGCGGTAGTTTGACCCTTGGCGGTGCAATCACAGGATTTGCAACCAGCGGGGCAAATACCAACCTGACATCTGTGGCACTGACAACAGGCACGGTTTCAACAGCACCAAGCTCAAGCACTGATATTGTCAACAAGTCATATGCCGATTCCATTGCCTCTGGCGTTAACTTTCATGCTGCGGTGCAATATGCAACCACAGCGGCTTTACCGGCAAACACTTATAACAACGGCACAAGCGGTGTCGGGGCAACATTAACTGCTGTGGCGGTTGGTACGTTGACCATTGATAGTTACACGCTAGTTATTGGTGATGTGGGTAAACGTTTACTGATAAAGAATGAGGCAACCCAAGCTAACAATGGCGTATATACATTAACTCAGGCAGGAACGGCATTATTGCCGTACATCCTGACAAGGGCGACAGATTACGACACTAGCGGCTCAGGCACAAACGAAATTGATCAAGGTGACTTAATTCTGGTCATCAATGGCACAAGCAACGCTAACACGTCTTGGGTAGAACAAACCCCATTACCAATTACGGTAGGGTCAACGGCAATTGTGTTTATCCAGTTTGCGGCAATCCAAACGTACACAGCAGGCACTGGTTTAACCTTAACAACCAATCAGTTTTCGATCACTGCCGTGGGAACAGCGGGAACTTATGGAGCAGCGGCAACCGTTCCAGTCATCACAACAAACGCCCAAGGGCAAGTCAGCTCAGTCACAAACACCGCTATTGCTATTGCTGGTAGTGCTGTTACTGGGGATATTACTGGTAATGCTGCCAACGTAACAGGTACTGTTGCATTTAATAAAGGTGGAACAGGTCAAACAACACAACAAGCGGCATTAACAGCACTTTCTGGTACACAAACAAGTGGTCAGTATTTACGTTCAAATGGAACAAATACTTTGTTATCTGGAATTCAAGCCGCAGATGTACCAACGCTAAACCAAAACACAACAGGAACGGCAACATTAGCCAAAAGCACTTCAGCGTTTACAACTGGCACAGCACAAACCTATACCGCACCATCAAATACCCAATGGGTTAAGGTCACGGCGGTCGGGCCTGGCGGCAACGGTGGCGGGGCGGTATCTCCAAGGGCAACTGGTGGCGGTGGTGGCGGCGTAGCAATTAAATGGCTTGCTATGACCGCAGGTCAAACCTTAACCTATACGGTTGGCACGGCATCTGGTACAGCGTCCACCGTTACGTCTGGCACGTTAACCATTACAACTATATCGGCTGGATCAGGCACAAACGGCACAGGTACGGCATATGCTTTATCTCAAACAGCGGGTGGAGCTGGCGGTACGGCAACCGGCGGCGATGTCAACATTACTGGTGGAATTGGCGGTTATTCATTTGGCTCGAGCACCACAGTCAGCACTAACTTTTCTGGTAAAGGTGGCGACTGCCCTGGCTTTGGTTCTGGTGGCCCTGCTTTGGCTATGGTTGCAACCGCTGGCGTACAAGGTAACGGTTTTGGCGCTGGCGGCGGTGGTGCTCACGGTAATGCAACAACAGCAGCAGGTCGAGGCGGTGTGATTATTTTTGAGGCGTTCTAATGTTTGGCTATGCCTCATTTGCTGAGTTACCGTTTGCCACAATTGGCGTTTCGGTCACGCCAACACCGGAAGTCCTGCTAGGCGGT